CGTACCACGAGTCTGTCCCATCAGCTGCCGGCATCGCCGGCGTTGCAATGGGGGCAGTCGCCTCCCGAGGTATTAATTCGGGTAGGCGCAGACTTGACTCTCCCTTAGGGCCGATTAGTGATCGGTCCTATCGCACCCTTAAAGGGGCGAGCTCCACCCAAGTTTTAATGCAGACGACTTGGGACGTCCAGAACGTTCCAAATGCTTCTCATTACCTTCGGGTAGCTTGTCCCAAAGGGCGAAGTCAGACTTGACGTCTGACTCCATGCCAGATGAGTGCCAGGGGACTTGACCCCTTAACCAAGCACTCGTGTCCAGCTTGAGTAGACACTTGAGCAGGGCACCACCCTCCGCGAGAGGATCCCGCGGAGGTTTGGCCTCCAATACGTAGCCCTTGACTAGAGGGCTATGAAGGTACGGATGCTCTCTCTCGGCACGGAAGCCGAGATAAGAGAACCTGCCCTGCACAGAGGATCTCGAATGCGGGTGGACGTCAGGGAAGTAATGGATAACCTCCCTAATCTTTCCGTCCAACCACTTTACAGTCTGCCAGTAACCACTCATATAGAGTTGATTCCGGAGACTGATCAACGAGACAACCTCTGTAGCATTCTGCCGTCGTGTCGGAAACGCTTGCCGGACCCGAGTCAAGGAGACATCGTGTCCATTAAAGTACTCCCGACCACAAGACTCTCGGAACTTTCCAGTCCAGAAAGACTTGTCCAGACCAACTCGAGCACCGAAATGCTCAAGCGTCTGTACGACGGTGGTCACATGATCCACGGGAACAATCAGGTCGTCCCCGTAGACGCGCACCGAGCCGGAGAACCCTCTCAGGTTCTTCCGGTAAAGGGGCTCGTTAAGCGACCGTTCTATCCCTAAGAAGATCAATGTTGTGAAAACCATTGCTTCCATCGGGAAGCACAGTGCTGAACCCATCGACGCAAACTTGGCTAAACGGATCACTCCGCCGCCAGGTAAGACAGCCTTACGAGATCGTGAAGCATCGACAGCCGCTAACATGTAGGGCCATCGGTGCAACATAGCTCGGACAAGCTGATTGGAGACCCTATCAGAAGCGTCACTCAAATCGAGTGTCGCGGTTCGCTGATCAAGCGAACCTTGTCGCGCTAGGTCCTGGTTAGGACCTTGGTCGTCAAATCCGATAACCTTCTTCAAGAAGTCATCCTTGGAGAAGTGCTCGAGGAAACTGCGAAGAATACCTTGCTGCACATATTGCATGCAAGCAGGTTCCATAGCAATCACTCGAGGAGTCTTCAACGTTTTAGGAACCAAGGTAACCTTAACGGGTACCTCGGAACCAGGTTCGAGGAAGTCCAACCCTTCCAAATCCACGCAATAGCGTAGATTAGGAATAAGGAACTCTTCAGCGGGAAAAACCCGCTGAAGACGATCAGTCCACACTGACTGACGATACTTTCCATTAGAGGAGAGACCGTCAGCAGTGGATCCAGGACCGTGCTTAGGAACGACTCTCCCATAATAGACATCTCTGTCGACCATGGTGAAGAGCCGTCCGAACAGCATATCCGAAATGCGAGTAAAATCCTTCAGATCCCTATCTGATAGGAAACTCTCGGACAATCTGACTTCCTGCTCACACGAGACGTAATTCCTGATCGCCGCATCTTTACGTGCTGGGGAGCACTCAAGATGCATCTTGCCAAACATCAGCGTGAGCTGACGTAAGGCTCGAATAGAGGCGACACAGGGTTCGTCAAGTAACGAGCCACTACTCCGATCGAACACACGGCAGAAGAAACCCTTGAGAAATCTCGGGAGCCTTCCCCCGCGTTCAACCAAGAACGCAGGGTGGATGCCGACCTTTCCCTGGTCAAGCCATTTTTGGATGGCTTTTCCTAAGGAAGGTAGGGTAATCGTTAAAAACGACAACCCCTCATGTTCGAATCGTGCAAGGACGGTATTAATGTCCTTGTAGGCGCTAGTGTTGCATTGGTTAGCGGATTCCTCCGCTAACTCGGACCAGAGTGTTATCAGGCTTTTCACTGACCCTCCTTTATAGAAGGTAACCAGATCCCTAGCCTATGGCACTCACCCACGGTAGGTGGACGGATTGACACCCGTCTTCCAGTGACCGCGGACGTACGAACCCGTTGGGAAACGGGGCCTATGAGATCGATTCAGCAGCTCAACCCCCTCGGGGGCTACAGCACATTACTGAAATCGACACCATTGACGATTTTCTCGACGACGTTGAACACAACCACGACCAACAGGACAGTCTTGTAACTGATCCTGAGGTTAATGGAAAGTTCATTGAACTCGAGGTCGTCGCGGCGATCCCGACTCTTCAGGCGTTCGACTTGGCTTTTGGCCTTGTCTAGCACCTTAGGATCGGGAACCTCGCTACGATTCGCCGCCAAGAAGTTTGGCGATGATCGCGTTCGAACTCGCCGTGCAGTAGGTATTGAAACCTGCGAACACAGCGATAGCTTCGGCATCCGAATAACCGGCAGGAGGCAAGTCAAAGACGGTATAAACCGCCATACTGACCTGCATATTCTTGCTCGTGTCAAACGGGTTAGCCGTAAGCTTCGAATGGTCGAGCCGAACCAAGTGCCGCTCCCTACCTTGTTTTGCAAAGGTATGGTTGGCGGACAACTTGATCAAACCATCAGCGGATTGGTAAGCGGATTCCCTCCCTTGGTTAAAAACCTTGGGTAGGGTGTTTCCGGTTCCCGAAATCGTAATGGTACTCGGATCGGCAAATGCCATAGGCAGCACTCCTAGGGCCAGGTCTTGGCCCCGATTGGCGTTTATGCATCGTGTTGCTATCAAGAGCTACGCTCGAGTCATTCCGAGCGCAGCAACGATGGCAGCTTGCTGGTTAGTCAGACCAGTAGTTATGCCGAACCCAAAGGGTCCAGCCTTCCGGCGTAACTTGCACTCTGAAACAAGAGTGACAGGTGCCGGATAGACTGCACCGAAACTGGCCCAAAGGCCAGACGGACCTTCGAATTGGTATGTGTCACGAACAACTGAATGTTCCATGATATACCCATAACGAAGGACAAGACCATCATTGGCAGTAGCGTCGGCGACGTGGAGAATGTCGCCAACGTTAACAAACCAGTCAACGGCCCAGCTCCATGGAGCAAGGTTCCAAAGTACCTCTGGTGTCAGGTCAAGTCCCAGGAGCTTCCGAGCTCGAGAGACATGCCCCACAAAACCATCCCGCCATGATGGGGGACAGTAATAAGTGAAGGCGCCTGAAAACCAGCGACTCACACGAGTCGAACGGTAACGAACCATTTGCCCCTTGTTGAGGAGGTTTGGATCATAGAAATTCAGCGCACTAGGTGCCATACCGGCACTAGTGTTTTGAACAACCACAGTCCTTTCCTCTTTTACAACAGGTGGAAAACTATACCTACGGCGGACAACCTTGCCTGAGTCTCGAACGTACTGTTCCATAAGTCGATCGAGATTAACGACGGCGTTAGAAATATCACGCACGTCGCTGGCAAGAGGCTTCCAGCCAAAAGCGATATTGAGAAATTCCTCACCCGCGGACGAAGTATAGTCCTTGAGTTTGGAAAGCCTCTTCTCCCACGTGGTTATCCCAAGAGACTTGGGAAGACCATCGCGGTAGACTTCGCTTAAGGCTACGCCCAATTGGGCGATGCCGTTGGTCGGTGCACACGCAGCAATCGCTTTCGTTCCAAATCCCGCCATGTCCGAATCACTCGAACTGGCAAAAGGAGGAAACGTAGGCGACGTCCAACCAAAGATCGGACCATCATAGATCCGTCTAAAAGGAGGACGCTGTGTGTCGTAAGGGGAAGTCAGTTTTGCCCGCACTGGTTCCCAGGGCGGAGCAACATACTGCTTCCTCATCGAAAAAGCACCGCCGTAATCTGACAAAGAGTCGCCAAAACCGCTAACATCCTCAAGAGTGAGGTTGTTACGGTAGGCTAATCTAAGCCAGATCGGATGGTTTTCGGACTCAGTCACCTGAGTCCCTTGGATAGGCGCGACATTGGATACACCAGAATTCAGGGGTAACTGACCCTGATATTGCTGCCACATCCTACCAGTCCCAAAATTAAGGGACGTGGTTGGTCGACGCTTAATACCCATGCACCGGAGCTCCTTTCGGTCCAGGGAGTTTAATCTCCCTCTCTCTCGTCCAACAATGGTGAGCTCCCCCGGAAAGGGAGCTTACACACCATAGGACGAGAAAATGCTACACTAGCACCGGGCCCCCTTGCGAGATCGGAAGAGCACACGT